GCAGAAGCCTTAAGGGTCGCACAACCATTTCACCCATCCGATCCGGATAGGTTCACTCTGCCAGATGTGATACTTGAGTTCCTGGCATTGGCCAGTGATCCCCTTGATTATTCAAGAAGACTTCATGCAGCACATCACAGTCACAAATGCCATGCTGATAAAGGTGACTTCGCAGAAACCGACTTCATCAGCACAATGAATGCAACCTACAAATTCCTGACAAAGGAATAACGTTTCAAAAATAGAACAAAGTTTTATAAAAAGCAATACCAAATTTTCAGTACATGAAACTCAAACCTGAAATCATCGAAAGAATAAACGGGAGGTCCGATGTGAAAAGAGACCTGCTAAAAGAGATGAAGATCTCCCGGGGATCTTTGTGGAGGTTTTTGAAAGATAACATTTCAAACGGACCTCTGACAACTTACAAAGCTCTCCTGATTATTTCCAATGCCCTGGCCATAACACCAGAGGAGGCTTTGATTGATGAACCTGTTCAAGAGGAGGTCTTATGAATCAGTCCCTCACAGCGATTAACTGCATTGAGTACTTCGAGAAAGACGGACGTTTCTATGCCTTAACTGGTGGGGTTGTTTCAGAAGTACTCCCTGGAACCAGGCTTTATTTGATTGCATTAGAGGCCGCTGTTTCCCACCCTGATTATCCAAAATTCAAAAAGAAGTATCATATGGGTAATGATTTGGTTTTCGGGTTCCTTCATGACTACCTGTCGGGATTCAACCATACTGCCGATATCGTAGATGGTAAGCTTTGTGATGCTGATGGTGACAGGGTTGCAATGGTAGGAGAGTCCACAATTACTCCCAGGGAGCGCGATGTGATCCGGGAGATTTCTAAAGGATTTGCGGACAAGCAGGTTGCTGATCGACTTCATATCGCCACCAATACTGTAATCACTATTCTCAAAAACCTCCGGGAGAAAACCGGGGCAACTTCCAAATACCACATTGTGTCATTAGCAGCTAAAGCAGGAGTAATATGAATACTGCAGAATCAACCTTATTACATGGAATCACCCCTGATGGGTTAAGAGATTTGATATCACAGGAGACTAACAGGCTACTAGTCTATAACCCGGATAAGTTTTACAACGTGATGGTCTCTGGTGAGCATTTCTGCTTGATTCACTCAATTTCAAGAGTCACATTGCAGCGCTGGATAAAGCTTGGTATTGTAAATCCTGAGTTCCGCGATGATGAAAAGGATCATTATAGATTCAGACTATCTGATGTATTGAAATTTGATGTTGACTCGATTAAGCGCAAGCGTAATAAGCAATTGATTTTGCTAAATGCCGAGAGTAGAAAGAAGAGAAAATAGAAAGCAGAGAAATCAACAACTGTGGGATAGAGCAGAGGTCAGCTCATTGGGCTCATAACCCAAAGGTCGGAGGTTCGAATCCTTCTCCCGCAACCACACTTAATATCTAAAATTATGAATGGAAAACAAAAAACAGTAAAGCAACTCTATGATGAGTTTTGCGCAAAGTACACAGTTGACCAGGTAAGTCACGATAAAGAATTGAGTATGATATACGCATATCTCCAGTATCAATGCTCGATGGCAAATGGAAACTATACACATATCCCGGGACCTGCAATGCAGGGAATGGTTGAAAAACATCTGGAGTATGAATACGAAAAAAGCCTTGCCATTGCTGACAAGACTTTTTAAAAAGCAATACGACTTTGCCTGAAGGTGTAAAGGTACAACCAAAGCCCGGGCAAATGCAAATTATAACATCGAAACTTATTAACCCCAAATCAATACGACAATGCCAATTTTAAAAAAAGAAGAAAGCCTCCCCGAACGTCCAGTTGTGATAGTTCTTTATGGGGAGCCGGGGATTGGAAAAACCTCCCTGTTCAACACGGCCAACAATCCACTTTTACTCGATTTCGATAGGGGAGTGGATCGAAGTATCAATCGACAGGATACCTTGCTTGTAACTAAGTGGGAAGATGTTCAGGATGAAGAGAAAGCCGGAACCTTCGCAAACTATGCAACCATCGGCATCGATACTGCTAAAGCTGCATTGGATGACTTCCTGATGTCATACGTGGTCAAACAAGACTACAAGATGGCCAAGAATAAACTTGCTGCATACGGAGGCATCGGTGATGAATTCAAAATCTTCACCAGTAACCGAAGATCAGAGAATGCAGACCTGGTTATTATCTGCCATGCAAAGGACGAAAAGGAAGGTGATATTATAAAGAAGATCCCAGATGTAACTGGCCAGTCTTATAACCTCCTGCTCCGTATTGCTGACCAGGTTGGTTACATGAAAACGGTCAACAACAAACGGACCATCCAGTTCGAGCCGACAGATACCACGATCGGAAAGAATGTTGCCCGGATTCCTGCAGTTGAGATTCCTGATGAGAGCAGCCATGATTTTAAAACCTTTATGGCAGATCTGATCACCAATGTAAAGCTTGCAATTCAAACCATGTCTGAGGCTCAGAAAGAAGCTCTTGAGAAAATGGAAAAGTATCAGGCAGAGGTACAGGAATGCAATGATCCTGATGATCTCACAAACCTTCTTTCAGTTGCAAAGGAACTGCCTCCATCATTTCGCGCAGTAGTTGAAAAGCTGATTATAGATCGTTCTAAGGCGCTTGGTTTTGTAGTCAATAAAGAGAAAAAATGTTTTGAGGATCCAACTGCAAAAGTAAATACTACCACCGCACAGACACCTCCAACAACTCCAGCACCTGCTGTTACTTCTGATCCTCAACAGACACCTCCTGCAAATAGCATTCAGCTTCCTTCACAATCGAGGAAGTGGAAGAATGAACCTGCACCAGCAAACGCTTAAGCTATGACATACAGGGTATCAGTTTCCGTATTGGAAAAGTTTCGTAGGTTCCGGGAAGGCCTCACTCAGTGGGATACTGAGGAGGCTCTCCTGGATGCCATTACCGGAAAGTTTATCGGCAACGATAAAACACAAATTGGTGGAGCTTTTCATAAGATCATTGAAAAGTACAACCGGAGTTTTGTCTCCGGAGAGCTTTACACTGATGGCATTTACTTCTCACAGGATCAGGCTCAGGTTGCGGTAAATTATAAAAATGAGCATCCCAACATGGTGCCTGAAGTTCCAATTTTTAAGAAATACGATACCGGTGAAATTATCATCCAGGTATCCGCCAGGGCTGATGGTGTGGAGGGACTTTGTATCCGGGATGCAAAAACAAAGTTCTCTCCTCCCTCAGCAACCGAGTACTATAACTCTTACCAGTGGAGATTCTACCTCGATATGTTTCAGGTGCCGGTATTCTATTACGATTTGTTCGAGATAACAAACTATACCGGCATTTATAACAATCGTCTTCCCGGGGTTGTGATAGTTCCCTATGAGCCTTTTGAATGCTTGGCTTATGAGCATATGGCTGAGGATGTCAACCAGCTGGTTCGCGATTTTGCTCAATACATCAGAATTAAAAATTTCACACACCTTTTAAAACAAGTAGCCTGATGAAAATTATGTTTTTTGACCTCGAAACAACTGGGGTTGATCCAAAATTATGTGCAATACACCAGTTGTCAGGTATTATTGAAATTGACGGAGAAATAAAGGAGACCTTCAATTTTAAGTTGAAACCTTTTAATGGTGCTTTGATTGAGAAATCAGCCCTTGAAATTGCTGGAGTAACTGAGGAACAAATACATAATTATCCTTCTTATGTTGATGTTCAAAATCAGTTCCTTAACCTGATGCGTAAGTATGTTAGTGCATACGATAAGCTTGATAAATTCTTCCTTTGCGGCTTCAACAATGCTTCATTCGATAATCACTTTCTGAGAGCTTGGTTTAGCTTATGTGGTGATAAATATTATGGCAGTTGGTTCTGGCCAAATACCTTGGATGTGATGGTTCTTGCAACCCAGAAACTATTAGAGATGAGGTATTCAATGCCAAATTTTCAACTCAAAACAGTTGCAGCATCTCTCAAAGTACAGGTAGATCAACAAAAGCTGCATGATGCAGTATATGATGTTGAACTGACCAGACAGATCTACCATTTAGTAACCTTTCAAAATTCAAAATAATGGAAAACGCAATCACCCAATTTACCTACCTGCCTTCTTCAAAGGCAGAGAGGGAAGTCTTCGTCCAAATGTGCGTTGACGAAATTACTTCCGGGACAAGAAATCCTCTTGAATTTGAGATCATGCTCAAGAACCTTGAGGAAACCATTTCTGCCATCCGGAAACGGCCAGAAGTTAAAGAGATTGTTCTTGAAGAAGCAGAAAAGTACCCTGAGAAAACCATTTCCTTTAAGGGTGTTAAGATCACAAAGGCTTCAAAAACGACCTTCTATTTCAACGAATGTGGAGACTCAGTTTACAACGAATTAGCAACTCAACTGAGCAACCTCAAAGAGAAGGTTAAGGAGCGTGAAACCTTCCTGAAGACCATCAAGCCAGGAATGGAAATTCCCGATGTGAATACCGGAGAAATAATCAGGCCTCCTCAAACTGCAACCACATCTTACCTCACCATTTCGCTGCCATGATTCAGCTGAACGGAATTACTTGGATTACAAATGAATCCCGGTTTCTCGAAACCAACATCCTGAGGGCTTCCGGGTCCTCAGGATCCTTAATCGAACAAGCAAGTTTATCCCTGCTCGATCAATACGAAAGAGCCACCGGCAAGAAAGTTTCAATCCCTCAATATCAACCCAAAATTTCATCACAATGTCAACCATCATCGTTAAAAAAGCGAAACTTAAAGACAGAAGTCTTGAGGTCAACCTCGAAGAAACCATCACCACTTCCGGAGGTGGATCAGTTACAAATGAAATTCTAAAGAAGTGCAACACCCTGGTCCATGATGACCTAATTGCAGCCTTTGACCACCTCAAAATTCATATGGTGAAAGCCTGTGATTTCAAGAAGAGCGAGCTTATCGATCGAACCACTATCGACGATTTCGATTTGTCTTTTCTCTCGGATTACCGGATAAAAGGCTTTTCAATTGGAGGGGCAGATGATAATGAAGGTGTTGTCCTGATCGGTTCCCGTGAGTTTTCTTCCGGCAAAGTATTGAACATTATCACTCCTTTCATCAGGTATGCCGACGAGATTGATCCTTATGAGTTTTCTTCTGAGTTGGCCGATGCCATAAACGCTGCGGTTTATGAAGTTGAGCAATATTTATTCGAGGATAAGTATGCTGTGAAGCAGCTGGAGATTCCCTTCGATGAGGAAGGTAACGATGAAAATGAAGCAGCCTAATTATTAACCTAAAGCAATACGACAATGCAAACAATTGAGTACATCGAAACACTGAACATCCGATCAAGTGACCTGAACCCCAGGAAAACATTTGATGATGATTCAATCAATGAACTGTCCAAATCAATCGTTGAGGTTGGGATTCTGCAGCCAATTATTCTGAGAGCATCTAAATACAAGAAAGGTGTTGAATCTTACGAGTTGGTATGTGGGGAGCGTAGGTGGAGAGCTGCCAAGGTAGCTGAACTTAAAACGGTCCCGGCAATCATCCGGGAGCTGAAGGATCAGGAAGCACTGGATCTGATGATCACTGAAAATCTCCAGAGGAAAGATGTGAGTCCTCTTGAAGAAGCTGAGGCGTTTCAGAATTTGATCACACACCGCAAGTATGACATTCCAACATTAGTTACCAGGTTCGGGAAAACAGAAAGCTACATCCGTCACCGGGTGAAATTGAATGACCTGATTCCAAATTTTAAAACCTTGCTTCAGAATGAGGTGATTGGTATCGGCCATGCTCTCGAAATCTGCAAACTACAGGAAAAGGATCAGGGAGAACTTTATAAAGATAAGTTTTCTGAAGATGACAGATCGCGGAGCTGGTGGAATTGCCCTACAGTTAAAACACTCAAAGGAAATATCGAAACTGCATTCACGCTTAAATTGCAAGATGCTCCTTTTAGTGCAGATGACACCACTATCGATAAAAAAGCCGGAGCTTGTATCACATGTCCAAAGAACACCGCTTCAAATCTTATTCTCTTTCCTGATTCACCAAGCACTGGTGTTTGTCTCGATCGGGTGTGCTTTAAGAAAAAATCTGATATTCATTTCGATCGGGAGTTAAAGCGGATTCAGGAAGAGGAGCCCGGGATCGTTTTGGCCTATCCAAATTACACATATGGAGAGGCCGAAAAGAAGTTAAAGGATCTCAAGAAAAAGGGCATTGAAGCGTTGGAAATCTCATGGAACTCCGGATGGAGCGAAGTTAACGAACCAGAGCTTCCTGAGAAACCAGTTGAATCTGACTTTGAACCAGAAGAATACAAGGAAGCCCTTTCTGAGTATGAAGGTGAAATGGTTGACTACGAAAATGAGCTTAAGGAATATCAGGAAAAGGTAAACAGTGGATCAGTGCGTAAGGCTTTTATGCTTGTCGGTAGGGATGAAGGTAAGTTCATTTACATCGAACCAAACGGGAAGTCAAAATCCACATCCAACACCAGCGGAGAGGTTGATTTGACAAAACAGCAGATTGAGGAACTTCAGGCAAAGATCAAGAGAGATGAAGAACTCAACTTTGAAAAGCTATACAACGCAGCAAAGACAATGCTCAATGATTCAGCATATAAGAACAATACAGATCCTCTAACAGAAAAAGAATGGATTGCTTCTTATGTAATCATGATGAAAAGAGCTTCGATGGATCTTAACGAAGAAATTTTCGATAAAGATAGTCGAAGCTATGTTAAAAATGAACTAAGATTTCCAGCAGCTTACCGCTTAACAGATAGCCAAAAGAACAAGGTTTTCAGATCGTGGATGATCAATGAACTTGAAACTTCCTCCCCTAATTATCTGATCAGCGAATCCAAATCTCTCATCGAGATTGCCATGGAAAAATTTCCTGATCAGTTAACTCAGGTAGAACTTGAGCTTCAGGGTAAATTCCTCAAACGCAAGGAGAAAACCGAAAAACTGATTGCAGACTTGAATGCAAAATCGAAAAAGAAATAAGGGGAATGGCTAAGACACGCGACTTTCCGACCGAGCTCAGACACTTTGTAAAGGTTTTGAATTCCTTCAAAGGCTATTGGTATGACTACGATATCTTTCGCGATTTCATAGATTATACCGCAGCCAGTTTTTTATGGGAGGGCGACAAGGAATTAGCTGAGCGGCTTAAGGATACTTACAAGGATGATTATCCAAGGTTCGCTGAAATGTTTGTGGCTTTGGTTCAAACTATGAATGACCGGATTGTTGAGGAGTTGGACTGGTATGATGCTTTGGGAACCTTATATGAGGAGATCTCTTCAAGAAGTAAATCTTCATTGCTTGGCCAGTTCTTTACTCCTCCCACGGTATGTGACTTTATGGCTCAAATTCAGCAACCACTTTCTGAATGTGGAGAGAAGAGAACCGGTTTGACTGTAAATGATCCTGCCAGTGGCTCAGGAAGAACCCTGCTTGCCTTTAATAAAGTAGCACCAGGGAATTATCTGGTTGGTCAGGATCTGGATGCCATATGTACAAAAATGACAGCCATCAATATGGCTTTACATGGTTGCACTGGCCAAGCATTGAACGGGGATAGTTTGCGACCTGACAATTTTGTATTTGGCTACGAGGTTAATTCGATGCTAAGGCTTACAGGAGGCATACCTCACTTACTTCCTTTAAGCAAAGAGCAATCCATATCCTACCGTATGTGGCATAATAAGCTCGGAGAGCCGATGCCGGTACAATCTCTTACTGTCCCGGATCCTGAGCCACTGCCTTTACAAAAAATTGCCAAACGACAGCTTGAGCCTGGCTTACAACTTTCAATCTTCTGATATGGATCCAAGAGTAAAAAGGAGGTACAACCTCACTTACAAAGCCAAAAAGGCCGGAGCCCAGATCAATGGGAGAAAGCTGGTGGTGATTATTGCCTTCGAAGACTTCGCATACCTTGTTAAAAATCGTTTCGCGCTGGCTTTGATAAACGAGTACAATTTTGAGATCAAGCAAGACAGACAATTACGCCTAAAACTGAAATAATGATAATCACAAAACAGGGAAAATTTTTCCGGATATCATTCAAATATTCTCCCTTCCTGGTTGAAAAGGTAAAAGAGCTCCCGGGCAGGGGCTTTGATCCGACAAATAAATGTTGGGTTGTACCTGAAATATATGAAAGCGAAGTCAGGAAATTCGGCCAGAAATACAACTTTCAATTTGGGCTTGACATTGAGGATGAAAAGTTCGGAGTCATACCCGAGATGCCAGTTTTGGATCATGAAATACCACTCAAGATGAATTTGTTCCCTTTTCAAGGGTCTGGGGTGGCATATTCTCTTCAGAAAAAGAAAGTGATCATTGGTGATCAACCCGGACTGGGCAAAACAGCTCAAGCAATTGCCACTGTTACATCTGCAGATGCATTCCCATGCCTGGTCATCTGCCCAAGCTCGCTCAAGATCAACTGGCAACGAGAATGGCATATGTGGACTGACAAAAAGGCCATGATTTTGAGTGATAATGTTAAGCAAAACTTTCATCTATTTTGGAGCTCCGGATTAACACAGGTTTTTATAGTTAACTACGAAAGCCTCAAGAAGTACTTTGTGCATAGCATTAACAAGCCGGAGAATGCAAAATTGAGGCTTAACCATATCAAGTTCAAAGAACAGTTTACCGGCATATTCAAATCAGTGATTATTGATGAATCCCATCGATGCAAGTCTGCGGCCACTCAACAGGCAAAATTCACAAAAGGCATTTGCACCGGCAAGGAATACATTCTTGCTTTGACAGGTACACCGGTAATAAATAAGCCAAAGGATCTGATCAGCCAGCTAGGCATCATTGATCAGATGCAAGCCTTTGGAGGTTATAAGGTTTTTACTCAACGATACTGCTCCGGACCAAATGAAGCTTCAAACCTTCGTGAACTAAACTACAAGCTGAATCTAAACTGCTTCTACCGGAGGGATAAACAGGATGTGCTCAAAGATCTTCCAGCCAAAATGCGACAGGTTGCATTGTGTGAGATTGCAACCCGGAAGGAGTATGCCGATGCTGAAGCAAGCCTGGTTCAATATCTGATCAGATACAAGGATGCTGATGATGAAAAGATTGCCAGGGCGCTTCGAGGTGAGATCATGGTGATGATTGGAATCCTAAAGAATATTTCAGCCCGGGGCAAACTTAAAGATGTATTTGAGTTTGTCGATGATATCCTTGAATCCGGGGAGAAGCTTGTAATCTTCGCACACCTGAAAGAGGTGATATCTGCTATTCATAAGCAATACCCGGATGCTGTGACAATCACAGGAGATGATTCATCATCATCCCGGCAATATGCTGTTGATTCATTCCAGAAAAATCCGGACCAGAAACTAATTATCTGCAGTATTAAAGCTGCCGGTGTCGGATTAACACTTACAGCCAGTTCACGGGTTGCTTTTGTAGAGCTTCCCTGGACAGCAGCTGACTGCGATCAATGCGAGGACAGGTGTCATCGTATTGGCCAACATGATTCTGTGACATGTACTTACTTCCTTGGTCAGAACACGATCGATGAGAAGATCTACCGGATTATTCAAACAAAGCGCGAGATCGCGGCCACTGTGACTGGTGCTACAGAACAAATTGAAGAAAGCATCGTCGACCTGGTAGCGGATCTATTTAATCAACCTCAATTAATGGAATCATGACAAATTTTGAACTAGTCGCCTTACAATTTGAACTATGGTTGTACACGGGTTTGCCGATTACAGCGCTTGCAATTGGAGGCTTTCTTTACATGCATTTGAAACTAAAGAAAGGGAACAAAGAAACCTTGAGAACTTGGAGAGAGAATCTGACCTATGGGGACAAGGTAGCCGTTAATGATGGGGCAGTCAAGTTTAATGCTCAAATTACTCAAGTCTGGGAGGACCGGGTTCAGGTAATTAGCAAAGACATGAGAGTGGCCGCATATCCAAAGGAAGTAATCTACCCAATTGAATAGCTTATGAATTACATTGAGTTAATTAACCAATTTTGGCAAATCAGACGGAGCAAGAGAATAACCAGCTTACAGGCGGATGTTTACTTCACTTTATTAAATGAGTGCAACCTACGTGGCTGGGAGAATCCTTTCGAGGTTTCCAACAAGTTAATCTGCGCGACAATCGGCATCAGCGAACCAAGTCTGATAGATTCTCGCAACCGATTACAGCAAATTGGTTTAATTGAGTTTCAAAACGGTAAAAGAAACAGCCAATCACCAGTTTATTACTTAAATATTTTAAGTAGAAACCGAACTGTCACTTTAGTAGAACCTTTAGTAACTTCTTTAGATGAAACCGAGGAGAAAGCCGAACCTTTTATTAAACTAAACGAAACAAAACAAAATAAAAAAAGACCTCCTTTATCCCCTGTCGGGGATCCTGAATTTCCGGCATCAAAAATTATTGATTTGTATAATCAGATTTGTAAAAATCTCCCAGCTGTTAAAATCCTTACCGAAAAAAGAAGAAAGGCCATAAATGCAAGGATGAGGGAGCATGGCAATGAAAAAGTAATTCAGATGCTTGAGAATGCCTCGAAATCAAATTTCCTTGCCGGGCAAAGTCAACGAGGATTTATAGCAGATCTTGATTGGCTGTTTAAGCCTGAAAATTTTGCTAAAACGCTAGAAGGCAAATATGATGACCGCAATAAGCCAGGATACCAGGGAGCAACAACAACAACAACAACAACAAATGGGAAAGATTCTAATGTCGAGTACCTCGAAGGTGCTTATGAACGACTAACTCAACAGCCATGACAACTTCAACTGCAGTTCAAAAATTAACGAACGTTTGTACTTACCTGGATAGTACCGAGAAGGTATTTGTTTCGGCTGCTCTTACAGCTCCTATCTCCAGGATGCCTCAGGATGATTTGTTCAGAGGAATTCTTCAGATTGTGAATAGATCCTACCTTGAGCTTGGGCAGATGCCAGCCGGAACTACTAATGAAGAAAGAGACAAAACACTGAAAGCACTTTCCAATTTGATAATCATCGATATCAAAGAGTTCTTCCCCCGGCTGACACTGGATGAATTCAATTTATCTGTCCGCAGGGGATTAAGGTTCGAGTATGGTAAATATTTCGGATTCAATGTACTGACAGTTCACAAGTTTATTGAGTCTTATCTGGCATGTGAAGAGAGGGAGAATGCTTTAATGAAACAGCAAAGATTTATGCAGGCGCTTCAAGAGAAGCAGGAACCGGAAACTCTGACAATCGAGCAGAAGTGGGAAATAATGAAAAGTGGAATATTGAGACAATTTGAAACTTATCAATCCACAAAGGTCCTCAGAGATTTTGGCAATGCATCATATGATTTCCTTGATAAGGCCGGGTTCATCAATTTGACTAATGATGAAAAGAAGAAGATCTACCAGGAGGCAGAAAATAAGTTACAGTCAGAAGCAATTGCGGACACCGGGTCAGATTTATTCATGGCCGCAGTCAGGAATAAATTCAAAGGGGAAGCACATAAGGCAGCGGTAATATCCAAAGCTAAGCAGCTTGCACTTGCTAAATTCTATGATTCCAATCCTGATGTTCCGGGAATACTTAATTCAAAACAAACTTTTAATATTTTCTGCAATGAGTGAAGAGGATTTACTGCAGTCAGAATGTGTTCGCTGGTTTTCTTATCAGTACCCGAAGCTGAAGAAGCTCCTGTTCCATGTCCCAAACGGTGGGAAACGTCAATCCAAAATTAATAAGCAAGGGAAACGATATTCACCAGAAGCAAAAAAAATGAAGCTAATGGGAGTCGTTCCAGGGGTTTCAGACCTGATTCTCCTTGTTTCCAGGAAAGGTTACGGCTCCCTTTGCCTTGAAATGAAAACTAAATCCGGAGATCAATCCCCAAGTCAAAAAGAGTGGGAGCTCGAAGCGATCGCAGCCGGCAACAAATATAGCCTCTGTCGTTCATTTGACGATTTTGAAAAAAACATTAAAGACTACCTGTCATGATTAGCCCATACATAGCTCCAGGAATCACTCACTCGAAAGAACGCATCATCAAAAAGATCGCGGCCATTTATAAACTTGAGGTAAAGGATCTGTATATAAAAACAAGGGTGACCCGGATAGTTGAACCGCGACAAATTTCAATCGCTATTATGAAGAATGCCTGCAAGATGGATAACAATGACCTGTCATTAGAATTCAATCAATCGAATTCAAACATAGTACATGCTAGGAAGTGCGTGATGAATTTTTACAAGAATGACAGGAATTTCCGCAAAAAAGTTGATGACATTATGGAAGCTATTTTCCCATTTCAAGAAGAGCGGGCAATGATTCTGAATAAAATGCTTGATCCGAATATGGACAAAGCTTTAGTGGGTTTAAATCGGACTTCAAAAGTACAATCAATTGAACTGGTATGAGAAGGACTACTATCCCATTTAAGGATCAGAAATTTATCCTGGCCAATTATAACAAGATGTCTTGCAATGACATATCCAAGAGAATTGGACTATCTTCTGGAATTGTTAGAAGATTCCTGAAGCGGTTGGATATACATGTCCCAAAGGAAGTGGGACGTATGGCAGCCACCATGAAAATTAGGCTCCGGACAACTTCAACCCCTCGGATCGATAAGTTTATCATTGAAAACTATTTAACGATGTCGAGTAAAGCAATGGCCAGGGAGATAAAAAGAAGCGGCACATTCGTATTTACAAGAATGAGCAGGCTTGGGTTGGTAGTTCCGGACAATATTATTCAGGCTCGAATGGAGGCATCAAGGTTTGCATTAGGTACTTCACCTCCAAACAAAGGCAAGAAAATGCCGGAAGAGATCAAAAACCGGATCAAACATACATTTTTCAAGAAAGGAAACCTTCCCAAAAATACCAAGCATGATGGATACATTTCGGTAAGGAAAGATAGTAAGGGACGGTATTACGCTTATATCAGGATATCAAAAGGCAAATTTGAGCTTTTACACCGGCATTTATGGATTCAGGAAAATGGAGCTATTCCCAAGGGAATGAATGTGGCTTTCAAAAATGGGAATTCATTGGACTGCAGGTTAGAGAACCTTGAAGTAATTACCAAGGGAGAGAATATGATGAGAAATTCAATCATCAACCTGCCTGAAGATCTTAGAGAAGTAATTTTAGTTTTAAACCAACTTAAACGCAAAATCAAAAAGTATGAAAAACAATGACTTGACAGCGCTCAGAAATCACATGTTTGAAGTGATTGAACGTCTTAAACTGAACAATGATCCGGAAGCCGATGACAAAGAGAAGATCGATGTCGAAACGGCAAAAGCAATCACCAATGCAGCTACAGTGATAGTTCACTCTGCAAAGGTTGAGGTTGACTTTCTTAAGCTCATCTCACAAGGTGATAATCCTGATGGTGTGAAAAATGCAGCCAGCAAAACGGAATTTCTTTTACCAAAGGAAACAAAGTAAAGGAGGAAAAATGTACTTATCAAAAGAAGATCGTGACTTACATCATAGCCTTGGGAATGTCGTTCTCAGGCCAAGAAGATCTGCCAGGTTAAAAAAGTTTGAAATAACCCATTACAACGGATGCCGGTATAATGCATACACATTCGACAAGTTCGAAACATGGGAGGATTGCCAGGCAAGAATAACCGAAATGGTTAAAGAAAATCCACGGAAGTTCATTTCAGATTACCAAAAGGAGGACTAAATCATGAAAATAAAATCGATACTGAATTCGAACGGATTCCTGATCACAGCGTGGATTCTATTTAATGCTATAGTCTTTTCTTGGCTCTCCATCATAATAGAGGAAAATATTTCCAACAATGAGCGAAATATTTCCATTCCGGAACAATTATCTCCAAAAGCCGGTGAAAAATTGCTCATCGGATCAACCTACCTGTACTTTCCTTCAGACTCCATCAATCCGTATTTTACCATTCATAATGATACGGTTGTTGTAGTTGATACTTCCCGGGGCTATGTGCTCTTTTATGGTTTTTTCGGTGAGAAAAGCGAAGAAATCAGAACATTTGTCAAAAACTCGAAACTTTATAAAGTTGATGGAGGGTATAATCCATGATCATAATTTCTCAAATCAGAATAGAACTCCAGCCAGAAGCAATTCTTCCATGCAGCATCGAAACAGATGAATCCCTTGACAGCTTCAGAAAACGGATTCAGGATGATCTTGAAAGATACAATATCAAATCCACTGTTGAATTCATCTACAAAGAGTCTTCAGATAACAACCAGAAGTGATGAGAGAAAAAATACTTGATCATTATAACGTGCTTACCGGTTTCTCATATCGGCTTTCCAAAAACCGGGAAGATGCTGAAGATCTCATTCAGGACACCATTTGCACTGCTCTAACCAATCAGGATAAGTTTAAGGAAGGCACTAACCTCCGCGGATGGCTTTGTACAATCATGCATAACATTTTTGTAAACAAGTATCGCCGGAAAAGATTTCTGGATACCGAGAATGAAATGGCTCTTTTAAACCATTCTGTAAACCCCTCAGCTGAGACAATTATCGAACTTAAACATGTAATGTCTGCTATTGATCATCTGCCATGCCGAATTCAACGCTCCCTTTCGATGTTTGTAAAAGGCTACAATTATCAGGAGATATCAGAAGTTGAAGGAAAACCACAGGCAACCATCAGAAACCGTGTCTTCCTGGGAAGGCAAATTTTGAAAAACCAATTTAAACAATAAACCATGAAACAACCACTCGCAGCAAAATTGATGTTCGACATCAAAACAATTCAGAAAGCATATTTTATGCTGACTAATGAGCTTATCCCTGATGATGAGATCAAGGCTAAATTCTTCGATAAAGATCCAACGGAGATTGATTTTGAAAAGATCGACCCGGATCAGGAATTTTCTATTGCATTGGCCTTTACTGCCAGCATAATCGCAAATGAGTAGCCACGGAAATAAATCACGGAAAACGTGAGAAAAATCACAGAAACTGTAATAAAAAACGCAAAAAATGAAAAAATTAACGATTTACATTGCCAGTAGTTGGAAGAACCAGCACGCAGTTGAGATGCTTACAGCCATTTTAAGAGAGAATGGTCATACAGTCATTTCCTGGGTTGAAAACAACTATGGTGAAGGCCACAACCATGTGACAAAAAAATTCGATTTTGAAACCTGGGTTAACTCTAAAGAATCTGAACAATCTTTTCAGTTTGATACCGAAGGAGCAACTACTTCAGATCTGGTCATATATCTTGGACCATCTGGAAAAGATGCTGCTGCTGAAGTGGGAGCTGCATGGGCAAAAGGAGTTCCTGTCATTGGGCTTTGGGCAAAAGGTGAAGACTTTGGTCTGATGCGAAAAATGATAAAGAAGTGGTATGAAAGAGTACCAGATCTTATTAATGAACTGTATCTGTATTCAGTATATGATTCAGTAGAATTTTAACCAATGATCGACATTAAAAAATCAGGTTACCTGGTCGAAATGATGGACGGATCACTCGGAAGGACTATCCATGAAAAAGGTATGGTTAATGGGAAAGTTCCTGTTTACAAAGCCACACTTGTCAAAGAATTCAAAGGAACAAAAATACCTCTTTCGTTCTCAGAAGCGGCAATTCTTTGCGATCCGGAAGGCTTAAAACAAATTGGATTCATCGATTAGCCACGGACAATAACTGCCAAAGTTATCGAACCACAGACAATTCAGCCAGCGTAAACCTAACTTTGTCAAAATAGTGCAAAATAGTACACCAATGGAAACCACTCTAACCCTATCATCTCGAGTACTCAAAACCGAAAACGTCAACTGGCGTGACTTCAAGTTCATCCAACAGGATAGCTTTAAAGACTTGGATCCTGATGCTGCTCACCGGCTCAAAGCATCCATCCTGGCCAACAATTTCACTCAGCCATTTTACGTGTGGGAAGTTCCTGAAAACGGTACTATTTTCTGCCTCGATGGCAAACATCGCACCCTGATGCTCGAACAGCTGATCAAGGAAGGCCACACCGTTCCTTATCTACTCCCGGCAACATTCATTCATTGCGAGAACAAAAAGGAGGCTGCAAAGCTGGTCACTATCTATTCATCCATATATGCCCGGGTAAGCCAGAAGGGTTTGTTTGACTTCATGAAAGAGTATGAGTTGGACTTCACTGAGCTTAAAGATCAAATGGATCTTCCGGAATTTGATATGCTTGAAATGATGGAAATGTTAAACCCAACAGATGCCGCAGCCACACAAGCAGCTGAGGCACGGTCAAGCCTTCAGGAGAAGTTTATCATCCCACCATTCAGCATCTTTGATACCAGGCAGGGTTACTGGATGGATCGGAAAAGAAAATGGATTGCCATGGGGTTGGAAAGTGAGGACGGTCGTCCAGAGGAATTGTTCATGGCAAAGAGTGGTCAGTCTTCAGGGATATATAATCTCAGGAACCGGATGAGAGAGGCAACTGGTCAGGATCCTTCCTGGGATGAAATCCTGAAAGAAGCAAAGAAAAGGGGATTGCATGTATATACCGGGACCAGCATCTTTGATCCGGTATTGACTGAGGTAGTTTATTCCTGGTTCAACATCCCGGGTGGTGTTATTCTTGATCCATTTGCCGGAGGATCAGTCCGGGGATTAGTGGCTTCAGAACTTGGTTTTAATTACATCGGCATAGACATACGTCCTGAACAGGTTGAAGCAAACATTCAGCAAGCAATGCTCCTGGGTGCAAAACAAGCTGAATGGATCACTGGAGACAGCAGCCAGTTGAATGAACTGCTTCCGGAATCATTCCGGGCTGATCTTATTTTCACATGTCCTCCGTATGCTGACCTTGAAGTTTACTCCGATCTGGAAGGCGACCTTTCAACCATGGAGTATGATGAGTTCCTTAAAACCTATCAGCAGATCATCAAGCAATCATGTGGCCGGTTAAAAGATGATCGGTTTGCATGTTTCGTCGTTGGTGACATCCGGGACGAGTCCGGAATTTACAGGAATTTTGTAAGTCAAACTATCGAGGCATTCCTGGAGTCGGGTATGCTGCTGTACAACGAGATCATCCTGATCAATGTTGCCGGTAGCCTCCCGGTTCGGGTCGGTCGCCAGATGGCCAACAGCAGGAAGGTTGGCAAGATGCATCAGAATGTATTGGTGTTTTACAAAGGTGACTCCAAAAAAATAAAGGAGAATTTTCCAGAAATTGAGGTAAAAGAAATGTCGGAAAATGCTTGATTCTTCAGAAATATCAACCCAATATTGTATTGTCTTTCAGCCCTTGAGGTTACGTGAGAGACTGGGTTTATGTTGTATTTTCTTTCCTCCTAAAGAGGGTTCTTTTGAGAAGTTTTTTACCATGAGAAAAAACACTGAAAAGAAAAGATTTCGCGATCTCTAAGATTTTAGCGTCCATTTGATGGACGCTAAAATTGTTCTTATGGACTCAGAAACAATTGATCAAAATGACAGGACAAAAGTCAACCAAAGTTGAAACCGATAAACGAATTAGAGCTGTCCAGGAATGGATGATGCAAGGCATTACCTCAGCTGACATTGTTCGCCAAGTCATGGTCAAGTATGATTTGAAAGAAAGGCAAGCATATAAGTATATCCATAAAGCATACGATGCATTCCGGGAGCAATCGGAAAAAGACATCGAAGCCAGGAGGCAATTCCATATTCATTCAAGACTCAAATTATTCCGGGATCTTCAGGACAAAAAATCAAGCAAGCCAGCCGGTACTGCTCTGGCCATACTTCAGGATATCGCCAAACTCGAAGGCCTTTATGTTGAAAGAACAGAGGTCATCATAAACGACAAAAATAGAATAGCAGCATTGTTCCCCACTGAAGAGGAGTTGAATGAGCAAGAAACTGATTAATAAGAATTTCAAAGCTCTTGTCAATGCTTACAATTCAGGAATGAGGGGTGTTGTTTTAGAGGGTTCCAGCCGGTCCGGTAAGACATGGGCAGGTATTGACTTTGAACTTTATCTGACATCCCATGCCTCCGAGAGGATAGTAATCAACAATGTCCGGGAAACATACAACAGTTTCAAGACTACCCTTTTTGATGACTATGATAAACGGTTGAACCAGATCAACCTTAAATCTCCATTCCAAAATAAAGACGTAACCACTTTTAATCTCCTGGGAAATAAAGTCAATTTCATGGGAGCTGATAAAGTATCGAAGTTCCACGGGATGGGGTCAGACGCTTTCTTCATTAATGAAGTATTAAATGGCATAGAGAAAAGCTTCTTTGATCAGCTGGAACAGCGCTGCCGTAAATTCTGGTGGATGGATTACAACCCATCGGCATCTGATCATTGGGTATTTGATCTTGAGAAACGTCCTGATGTCCTTTTCGTGAAGTCAACCTTCCTGGATAATCCTTTTATCTCGAAGCATGAAAAAGCGAAGATACTCAGCTACGATCCCGGGAATCCTGTGAATATCGCAAACGGTACAGCTGATGACTATATGTGGAAAGTCTATGGTCTGGGGCTCAGAGCCACTCCTGAAGGATTGATTTATACCGTCAAATGGATTGATGAATTACCGGAAGAATATGAAAGTGAATTTTATGGTGTCGACTGGGGATACACGATAGACCCGACAGCTATAGTTCGGATCAGGATTTCTGGCCGGAATTTGTATGCAAAGGTGCTCACATACACACCGATTGAATCGGATGATGAATGTCTTGAGGTAATCAGGAAGATCGATGCAAAGGGCGAGTATTGGGCTGATAGTGAAAACCTGACCAGGATAGCCCACATCAGAAGGGGAGGAATAAATATCTTCCCGGCCAAGACAAAGAAGATCAAGTTCGGGATTGGTAAGGTTAAGAATTTCAACATTCACCTGGTCCGGGATCCAGCTGCTAAAAAGGAGGCAGAGAACTACAAGTGGCGGATGATCGATGGCATCCAGTTAAATGAGCCGGTCGACAAACATAATCACATGTGGGATGCTATCCGGTACGGAGCGGTGAGTAATTGTGATTAAAGCTGCCCCGGGGTGGCTTTTTTCATTTTATAACTCACCCCCTTATTTCAATAACTTTCAAAATATCCCCATTTTTTAGTATATATATTTGACGAGCTCTTAAATGCTCACCATGGCCTCCTTCTCATTCAAGTCTCTTTTTGGCTTCAATTCACCTGCCAGATCTGTCGTGAAAGACAAGGATGGCAAATTTTTCTACGCTTTTGGATTCCCTAAAACAGTTCAGGATACAGTTACCATACTAGGGCAAAGCTCAGCTTATAACATCTGCCCTGCGGTAAATGGAATCATCAACCGTAAGGCCAGAGCATTCACAAACGGCAAATGGTGGATCCTGGACAAAGAAGGAAATGAAACCACAGGAAGCCAGGGAGCTAAGATAGCCGGTATTCAGAAACTACTCAAGAGACCAAACGCCCTTCAGAACTGGAATCAATTCCTTAGCCAGGCCAAGGTATATGAGCAGGTTTATGGGGAGGTTTTCATTTTCTCAATTATCCCTGCCGGGTTCACTGACAAGACTAAGGTGAAGGCTCTATGGGTAGTTCCAAACTGGATCATCAATATTAAGCTCACCGGCAAGCATTATTTTCAAACCGAACTGGATGATATCATTGAAGGTTATGATATCAGCATCAATGGATCGAAAACCGATTTGCCTAAAGGCAGTGTGATTCACATCCGGGACATCAATCAAAATTCCACTGATGTCATCAGGGGACAGAGTAGGCTTGCATCCCTCCAGGACCCAATATCAAACATTATCGCTGCGTATGAAGCCAGGAATGTTCTCATCACTCGAAAGGGAGCCCTCGGAATTCTATCTAATCAAACCAGAGATGCCGCTGGTGCAGTTCCATTGAAGGATACTGAGAAAGCTGAAGTACAGGATGACTTCAGGAAATATGGTCTTGGAAAGGATCAGTATCAGGTGATCATCACGAATGCAAACCTGAAGTGGCAGCCTATGACATTCCCGACCCGGGATCTGATGCTATTTGAAGAAATCGAGGACGATGTCAGGCAGATTGCTGACAACTTCGATTATCCAATGTATCTGCTTGGATTCAAAGCTGGCTCAACCTTCTCAAATGTTGGGGAAGCCAAAAAGTCTTTATATCAGGATACCATCATTCCGGAGGCTGAAGGATGGGCTGAGGTATTTACTACCTTCTTTGAGCTTGAAGATATTGGGTTGAGGCTTTCTGTTTATTATGATCATCTCGATGTTTTCCAACAGTCAGAGAAAGAAAAGGCTGATGCTCTTCTATCGAAAGTAAATGCAAATTTACCACTCCTGGAAAAGAATCTTATCACCCTCAATCAGTTCATGGTTAACCTTGACTTTGATAACCGTGGTACTGAAGGAGATAAATACCTGAGTGAAATTCAATCCATGCCACTTGCTGTTAAGCTCGGCGTTGGAGGTA